TGACGCCTGGGACAGGTCTATATCCGCCTCTAATACTTCGTATCAACGTGCCGTCGCTGATATGCGCGCGGCTGGTCTTAATCCCATACTGGCTTATTCCCAGGGCGGCGCTTCAACTCCTCAGGCTCCTGTTGCTGAGACCCCTGATATTCAGGGTGCTCCTAATCGTGCTGCCCACACTGCTCTTGCCCAAACGCAAATTCAAAATACCCGTCAGATGACGGATACTTCAGCTGCGACTGCTCAGCTCACACGTGAACAGGCTGTAGGTACTCGCCTTCAAAATGAAGGCCTCGCTGTTCTTCCTCCCGAATATCGCGCTGCTGCGACTATGATGGGTTCCACTGGTCTTGACGTTGCTAAACTTGGTCAAGCCGGGATACGCGCCGGCAAGGCCGGCATGACTAAACTCTGGCCGGCTATAAAATCTGGTGCCGGCGCTCTTCGTTCTAAAGCTTTTGGCTTCTTTCATTGAAAGGTTCTTCCATGACAAAATCTGCTCCTCCGTCTTCTGGCCGCGTGAAAAAAATGTTCACCAAGCCTTCCCGCACCGTCCGCTCCCAGGCGTACGACTGCAACATTAACAATATGGTTGCTGGCAAGGTGCCTTTTACTCAGACCAGGCGTCAGCCTTTCTACCTGGACGAGACCGTTCTTCCTTCAAATTACGAGGAGCAATTTAATGCTGTCCTCGCTGTCCAGGAGGCCTTTATGTCTCTCCCTCCTGATACCCGCCAGGTCTTTCAAAATGACCCTGGGCGGCTTATCGCTGCTCTCGATGATCCTTCTCGCCAGGAGCAACTTCGCTCCCTGGGCATTTTGCCTCCCGTGAAAAAGGTCGAGGTTGACCCTCAGGCTCCCAATAAGGAGCCCAAGGGCAAGCCTGACCCTTCCCCTGGAGAGCAAAAGCCCGGAGGCGTCGGATGACGCCTACGCTCAAAATTTCGGCCCCTCTTGGGGCCGTCTGTGTGGGGGAGGCCGCCTCAGCGGCTCCCCCGTATGCAATTACCAGAATTCTCAGTGATTTACAGAATGAAGAATTTCTTAAGTCATTGATAATACAACATCTTTTTCCGCAGGAAAAAGGGCATTATTCCTCCTACTTGATGGAATAATGCCCATTCACAAGATGTTGATTTCGTTCGTCTTTTTCGTATTCACATATTCGGGGGATAAAACATGAAAAAACGTATGCCTGTTTCCAGAAAGTATTCAAAAAAGGTCTTCAAAAAAACCTCCGGCGCTCGCCGGAATCCTGTCTCTGCCCGCCCGCATCAGCGCGGCGGCTGGCGGCTCTGAACCGCCTTCCAGTCCTTTCCCTGGTCATTCCCTAGTCAACTTGTCGGAGTTGTCTTATGCCCTGTTATCGTCCTCAGCCTGCCTATCTGCCCGGGCCGCTGAACCCCTCGCTTAATAAAAGCCCTCGGATAATATATCCCACTTCGCGCGACGCTACAGGCGCTCGCGAGTTCTCTTATACGTTCAATCGTGAAATAAATTCCTATATCACTGTGCCTTGCAATAAATGCTTTGGTTGCCGTCTTCAGAATGCGCGTGAGTGGTCTCTTCGCATGATGCATGAAGCCCGGTACTCTGACCGCGCTTATTTCGTTACTCTCACTTATGCTCCCGAACATCTCCCTGCTAATGGCGACCTGGACTATTCTCACCTGGATAAGTTCTTTAAGGATGCTTGGCACGTTTTTCGCGGTCAAAATAAATTTCGCTACTTCGCCTGTGGCGAGTATGGCGATAAAACGCTTCGTCCTCACTATCACTTTGCTGGCTTCGATTTTCAGTTCGATGACCTTCGTTATTTGCCTAATAAAAAAAATGCTGAGTACTATGTCTCCGAAAAACTCCGCGACCTCTGGGGGCGCGGTCATGTTGTCGTTGCTCCTCTTACGTGGTTCTCTGCTGCGTATATCGCTCGCTATGTCACAAAAAAAATGCATGGTCAAAATGTTCGCGAGTATGCCGATGCCGATACAGGCGAGGTCTTTAAATATACAATTCAACGTGCCTTTCAGTCGAAGGGCATTGGCCTTCGCTGGCTTAATGATAACTGGAAAGAAGTCTGGGATTTGGATGGCTGTTTATATAAAAACGACTATATCATGAAGCCTCCCAGGTATTACTTCAAGCAACTCGAAAAGCGCGATTTACCGCGCTCTATCGCTATAAAAGAGGCTCGCCGCGCAGCTGCTGATGAGCGCAATTTGTGTCCTATTGACGCTCAGCGTGACCGCGAGCTAATCTATGCTATGGAAGCACATCGCCTCCAGATGCAAACCGTTCTAAAGGAGATAGAGCTATGAAGACTAAAATGTACACTGTTCTCGATACCAAGGCTGTCGCGTTCCTCTCGCCCTGGTTCGCTTCTACCCATGCCCTCGCCTTTCGCAACTGCGAAAAGGCTTGCAGGAATCCGGAGAGCCCTTTCCGTCAGTTCCCTGCTGACTTCAATCTTTTCTGCATCGGTGAATTTGACGACGAGCTCGGCGTTGTCGTCCCTTACTCTCTGGTTGAAAATCTGGGCAATTTTGTCCAGTTCCAGCCTCAAGTGGATCCAACTGCTCTACCGGGCCCGACAGCCAAGGTAGCGTAGTCGGTTTGCTGGTGCGGGGGCTTCGGCCCCCGCATTACTTTTTATCTCATCACATCTTTCGGGGGTTTATATGCGTCTTCCATCAGCTAATCAGCACCAATTCGCTTTGCAGCCTACTGTCAATATTCAGCGCTCTGCTTTTGACCGTAAGCATTCCAATTCTTTCACCTTTGATGCTGGTTATCTTGTGCCCTTCTTCCTCGACCAGGATGTCCTCCCTGGAGATACAATGAAGGTAAACGCTTCACTCTTCGCCCGGCTCAACACTCCCAAGTTTCCCATCATGACAAATGTCTGGATGGCCGTTCATTGGTGGGCTTGCCCTCACCGTCTTCTTTGGGATCACTGGGTTAACTTCATGGGGGAAAAACCCAATCCCTCTGATACTACAGTTTACATGACCCCCATTTCTGAAATTCCTGTCGGCGGCTATGCCGTCGGGTCTCTTCAGGACTACCTTTATCTTCCGGTCACGGATGGTACTATCACTTGCGCCGGGGCTGAACACACTGTCTTCTCTACGCGCATGTATAACCTGGTGTGGAATACCGGCTATCGTGACCAAAACCTTCAAGATCCTGTTACCGTCGACCTCGACGATGGGCCGGATACTGTCACTGACTATGTTCTTCTTAAGCGTGGCAAGCGCCACGACTATTTCACTTCCTGCCTTCCCTGGGCGCAAAAAGGCGACCCGGTTACTGTCTCCCTGGCTGGCAATGCTCCTGTCGTTTATTCTCACGAAAACACTAATCCCTGGCTGGCTCGTAAAGCTTCGGATGGTACTCTCGCCGCGGCTGCTTCTCGTGAAGTCATGACGACTATTACAACCGGCGTTCTCGAAACTAAAACTGATAACGTCGACCTTCAGCTCGACCCGGCCGGAAACCTTGAGGCTACTCTTACGGGCCTGTCTGCTCTCTCTATCAATGCGCTTCGCTCTGCCTGGCTTACCCAGGAGCTGCTCGAAACTGATGCCAGGGGCGGAACCCGCTACCCTGAGCAAATATACGCCCATTTCGGCGTCACAAATCCGGACAGCCGCATGCAGTATCCTGAGCTGCTGGGCATGTCCGTTCATCCTCTTCAAATTACTTCGGTGCCGCAAACATCGGCAACCGTATCGAATTTCCCGCTCGGTGGTCTCTCTGCTTTCGGTACTTTCCATGCCAACAGAGTTGGATTTACTCGTTCTTTCACTGAACACTGCGTGGTCATGGGGCTTCTCTGTGTTTATGCTGACCTGACTTATTCCCAGGGAATGCCTCGCGGCTACCTTCGCCGCACTCGTGCTGATTACTACGCTCCTGTCTTCGCTAATATTGGCGAGCAGGCTATTACTAATATTGAAATCTACTGTCAGGGCGACGCTGGCGGCGCCGATGATGCTACTGCTTTCGGCTACCAGGAAGCCTGGGCTGACTATCGCTATATGCCCAACCGTGTTGGCGGTCTCTTCCGGCCGCATGTTGCTAATTCCCTGGCGGCCTGGAACCTCTCCCAGGACTTTGGTTCCCTCCCTGAGCTCAATGATGAGTTTATCGAGGAAGACCCGCCTTTCGATCGCATCGTTGTCGTTACTACCGAGCCTGACTTTAAGGTCGATTGCTATATCGACCTGACTCACGTTCGCCCGATGCCTGTGCGCTCTATTCCGCTCAAGCTTGGCGGCTTTGCAGGCCGCTCATGACCTCTCGTCCTTCCTGGCATCGCTTGAAGCACAGCGCTCTTGTTGACATTGCTGCGTCTGCGTCTGCTCTTGCTTCTTGCCTTGCCGGGAATGATATTCCCGAGCTGCATCAACTTGTCTCTGATTTAAAAGTTCTCGGAGACCTTAATCGCCAGGAGGCCGCTGATGGGGTTTCTAAGCTCTCTAATCAATATCGGAACTAAGGTTGCTGGTGTTGCGACGGGTAATCCATGGATCTCCCTGGCTGGCCAACTCGGCTCGACCGCTCTCCAGGGCGCTATGAATAAATCTGCTGCTAATGACGCCTGGGACAGGTCTATATCCGCCTCTAATACTTCGTATCAACGTGCCGTCGCTGATATGCGCGCGGCTGGTCTTAATCCCATACTGGCTTATTCCCAGGGCGGCGCTTCAACTCCT